TACGAGGACGCTTCTCATCTGGAATGATTCGCTCCAAAGAAATTGTAAGCAAACCATCCTCGAGCGTAGCTCCAGTGACTTCTACAAATTCAGAAAGTCTAAATGACCTTTCGAATTTACGACCGCTGATACCTTTGTGAACATATAGATCTTGTTTACGTCTTTGCTCTCTGTTACCCTTAATGGTAAGGATACCATCATGCATGTGTATATCAATATCTTCTTCTTTGAATCCTACCACTGCGAGCTCAATCAGATACTCATCGTCGTTATGCTTAACTACGTTATGTGGTGGATAATGATCCTTCTGATGGGCCGAAGCCATTCTTTCTAGATCATTGAAAATGTGGTCGAAACCAACGAATGCTCCACGGGGGAACGTGAAAGTATTGCCTGTCATTTGAATCTCCTTTTACAAGCAAGATTTGTAGTGGACCCGAGACCTCGGCATCCTATACTATATATAATGGTTTACAATTTAATTATAAACCCCTATTTAACATTTCCTATATTATATTTTGGGCATAATTCCCAATTAGATTTTTCTTTAAAAGGAATAATTTTAATCTGTCTTAGTGGCGCCAAAGGTTCGATCTTCGTCTTGCCATAGATTGTAATTAGTCCCCAGTCACTCATAAGTTGCGCAATTGTATTTCTACGTGCAATATCATTTTCTTCTAAATTAGATTTCTTACCATCAAGTAAGAATAGCTCTTTGAAATGCACAATAAAATATCTACCCTGTTTATGTAGGATATGACATGACTGATATAACTTATTATCTTTTCGGGATGCGACACCAATTCGAGTAAGTGTTTCTCTAACTTTTAAAAAGTCGTCTGGTTCATTGAGTGTTACTTCTAGCATAGAAGCAGGTGTCCACTCTATTAGATTATTTTCTTCCACCTTTAAAAACCTTCTTCTTTAATTCATCAATGTGTTTCGATGTGAGAAGGGACAAGGCTTGTCGGGCTTTTTCATCATTATACCCATAATATTCCTTGACTACTTCCACGTCACTTACGGTTTCAGGCTTGTTCCATTTTGAAAACCGTCTTTTCTTTCTAATTATATTTATAAAAAAGTCGAATTGTAGACGGTTATCAAGATGATGGTGTTGGTTCATCTCATTTGCAATTAACGCGGTATCATTAAAATAGGAAAGGCTACGATTAACCATAAAAGCATTGTACGCTTTTTCGGTAAGATCGTCAACCATAATATTTTGTTTCGTGTAGTTGATTGCATTGAGGTACTCAAATGGGTTCATGATTCATATACTCTATTATGTGTATCGTTACAACGTACGAAAGTAGCACACTTACTCATATGCTTTAATCTGACTGCACCGATATATGTACAGGCTGATCTTAGTCCGCCAAGAATATCCTGTACGGTTTTATTTATACTACCACGGTAAGGTATTTCCACATCACGTCCTTCGGAAGATCTATAATCTTTTAATCCACCAAAGTGTTTTTCGTTTGCCTTATCGGAACTCATTCCGTAAAATTCTACAAATTTTCTTTCTTCAAACATAGGTACGTATCGATCAAGAGAAGGTATTTCCCCATCAAATCCGCTGTCGTGTTGTTTTTGATATTGACCTGTTTGGTAATACTTGGTTACTACTTTTCCACCGCCTTCATCGTGTCCAGCAAGCATGCCACCAAGCATAACGAAGTCAGCACCAGCCCCAAATGCCTTGGCAATATCCCCAGGAGTTGTGCAACCTCCATCAGCAATAATGTGCCCACCAAGACCGTGAGCAGCATCTGCACATTCAATAACCGCACTAAGCTGAGGATAACCAACCCCCGTTTGTATTCGGGTCGTGCATACTGACCCTGGTCCGATACCAACTTTAACAATATCTGCTCCATTCAATATTAATTCTTGTGTTTGATCCGCTGTTACAACGTTACCAGCAATAATAACTACGTTTGGGTAACAACGTCTAAACGCTTTCACGAAATCAGCAAATCTTTTTGTATAACCATTTGCCACATCAATGTTAACGTATTTGATATTCCAATCGGATTTTTCATATACCTCGGCAAATTTGGATTCATCATCATCACTAATACCCAGGCTGTATGCTGTATAATTTTTTCTTTGTAATTTTTTTATATCTTTTACATCAATCCATTCGTCTTCAACAGCTGTAAAATATCCCACAAGCTGCTCGACTGTATAAGATTTTGTAAGACAAGTAAATAGTCCTAATTTACCTAAAGCATCTGCCATTTCGAATGTACCAACACCATCCATATTAGCAGCCATAATGGGAATATCATAATACGTTTCGCCATTATTGAAGGTAAATTGTCTATCAAGTTCTACATCTTTTCGTGATGTAAGAACGGATCTTTTCGGTCTAAGTAAAACATCTTTATAATCTAGTTTTACATTTTCTTCGATAATCATTAAAACCAACCTAACTTTACGCCGTTGTGAGCGATAATAAAAAAGCAAGCGACCAAATGAGTAATAACCCATATTGTACGTAAGATGGCTGCAATGTCACTTTCATAATCATCTCCTATTTTACTGCCAATTGTCTTGGCCCATATTCTCCAGGCTTTATTCAAATTCAACATTAGCCATAATTTCTGTCATGCAGGCAACAACGTTTAGTTCGTGATCAGCCACGAAAGCGTTTTTGTATTGATAGTCTGCAAGTATAAGAACAAGTTGAGGAATTGATTGCGGCTTTAATTTATCATACATCCGATCGTATATTCCTCTAAAAATAGCTGATGCGTCAGTATCTATATTGTTAACTACCCACTGACGCATCTTCTTAAAGTCTTTATCTTTTAGATAGGTAAAAAGCGAATCATAGGTGCTAGTATGATCAGTAGACTGACTAGCCACAATGCCCACCATGCTTTGTCGCTGAAGCTCATTAAGTATACGCCTCCAATCCGGTGCATGTTTCATAATTAGATTGACAACAGTTTGTTTGTCATAGTCTACGTTTTCTTGACGTAGAACATATTCTGCACGTGCCATAAACTGCTCGCACAGAGTAATCATATCTTTTTTAGAAGTATTGAATTCATATACACCGCACCGTGAATGTAATGGTTCAATAATTCTATTTTTAAAATTGCAGGTTAGAAGAAAACGACAGTTGTTACTAAATTCCTCAATGAACCCCCGCAAAGCCGGTTGTGTCGATTGTGGATTAAGATAATCTGCCTCATCGAGAATGACAACTTTATATCCTCCCTGCAAAGATATAGATGAAGCGAACTGTTTAATTTTTGTCCGCAATGTATCTATATTGCCTTCCTCAGAACCATTGATTAAAATATAATCTAATTCTAATTCATTGCAAAGGGCTTTGGCAACAGTTGTCTTGCCAAGACCAGCAGTACCGGTGAAAAGCATATTAGGCAATTCACCGGTATCTACTACTTTTTGAAATACCTGCTTCAAGCTATCTGGTAGAATAGTATCTGCAATTTTACGTGGGCGGTATTTCTCTACCCACAAGAAGTCGTTAGACATTCACAATCTCCATAACAAAAAAGTATTATATCACAAAAAAGAGAGATTGTAAATATTATTCTTCAGTTTCCATTGCTTGGTCTTGCTGAATTTGTTCACACAGCTGAACCATTTGGATACACTGGTCACGAAGTGTGCCAATAGTAGAAAGTTCTTCGCCTTTAAAGGCACCACGTTGTGTCATAGCATCGATAACTGCAATTGTGCTACGACTAGTTTTATTTGCAAGATCTTGCAATTCAGTCATTTGTTCTGACATTTTATACTCCGAAGGTTGAGGATTGATGTATCGCAATCCAATAAGTCACGTTCACTTCTTTATTCTTAAACTGCGATATTTTTTGTGATGACAATTGAACTTCATAATCACCAGGTAAAATTTTCAAATTACTAATGTTCATAATTACGTTAAATTGTGCATCTGTTTTAAATTCACCATCTATATCTATAGAATAAGTATTCGATGTTGAATTTTCTGCGTCTATCACCGAAAGGCTAAGAACGCCATCCTTGCCCGTGATTGATACTTGATCGTGGCCAAGGGTAGAAGCCGCACGCTTTAACTTGTTTAAAGTATCATTAGTTAAAACGAATGTAACTTCTGGTTCTGGCATTTTTACATTTTTCGGTGGTGCTGTTAGGGTTTCTTCTGAAGAAAAGAAATACCTAACTTTTGATCTACCAGTAGAATCTCCAACTAGTACATATTCATCCTCAAACTTAAGTCGAGGTGTATCTACCAGTCCAAGTACACCGATAAATTCATTTAAGTCATAGATACCAAAATCTTTTGGAAACGATTCATCAACAGTTGCCGTTGCTAAAATATTTCTAGCCTCTGCGACTGTCCTAATCGTATTGCCTGACTTGATAACAATATTCGGATTAATACCCGAAAAGTTTTTAAGAACCTGTAAGGATCTGTCACTTAGTTCCATTATATACTCCATCAATTATTTTACTATTATACCACATGATCGCCAAATTGTAAATCACTAAGCTACCATTTTACTGAAATTCTTTTCTTTCTTGAACTCTATCTTTGCTGCAAACTTACCATCAAGGATTTCACCCTTATGCGATATAACAAAGATATTTGTATCATCTGATAATGTGTACAGGATTTTGAGTAGATTATCTACACCTTCATGATCTAAACTAGAATCGAATGTTTCATCAAGGATTAAAAGGTTGGTAGCTACACTGTTTTTCATCTTAGCGATTTGTCTCCATGTAAACAGAAGTGCTAAATCGATGCGTTGTTTTTCGCCTTCAGAAAAAGAATCGTATACAAATGTATCGCGATGTCTTGATCGAATGGTTTCATTAAAAGCTTCATCTAGATTAAAGTGTACAAAGAAATCTAATACTTGTAAATACTGATTTACCAATTTGTTAATAACAGGTAAGTACTGCTTAATAATTTTCGTTTTAATACCGGTATCCTTTAGCATTTCTGCCATTACAGTATTATAGGATATATTTTCTGATAATTCAAATTTATTTTCCAAAAGATTATTTTTAGAACTATTTAATTCCGATAAATCTTTTTGAGCGGCATCAAGATCAGCACTTACACCTTTATCAATATATAACTGGTATTCTTTAATTTGCTTTTGGAGTCCAGTGATCTGCACGTTGTTCTCACTGAGTTGAGATACTTTAGATCGAAGCGTTCGAAGTATGCTCCCGGTCTCGCTAATCTCTTTTTCCACCTCTGTCCCTTCCGAACCGATCTTACGGCATTCGGATTGTATTTGGTTGGATTCTTCTTTCGCAGATTTGAGAATGTCATGTTTATGCGAGTCTGTGATGGTTTGGTCGCATACGGAACATGTCTCATTCTCTTCGAAAAACTTGATCCTTTTGCGGACGTTGGCGAGATTTGTCTGCCTATCTTGACCTCCGAGCATAAGGGCCTGGCGTTTATCATGTAAAGTCGAAAGCCTTTCCTCGGCTTCTCGAATAGATTCGTCGAGACCCAAGCTAAGCTTACTATTCTCAGCTTGTAGTTCATCGATACTATTCTGCGATTCATATACCCTAGATTCATATTCTTTTTTATTCTCTTGTGTTAATTTTTGTATGTCTGAAATATATTTTTTTTGTGTATCAATTTTATTTTTTGCAATGTCAATTTGATATGATAAATCTTTTAACTGATCTTTCAGCACACTCTGTTTGTCGCGGAGTAGCTGATTCATTCGCGAGAATACATTAATATCCAGAAGATCCTCGATAACCTCTCGCCTGTGTCCTGCCGATAGCTGCATGAATGGGATGAAAGAGGATGAACCCAATACAACTACTTGGTGGAAGGACTTATGATTTAGTTTGAGGATATTTTGTTCGAGGATCTTCTGGTACTCTTTAGCATGGGAAGACTGGTTAATCATAGTACCATTCTTCCAGATCTCAAAGATTGCTGGTTTGATGCCACGTACAATTCTAAAGTCAGAATTCCCAATGCTAAATTCAACCTCAACAACACATGCCTTTTGATTAATTGAATTAATTAACTGTGGCTTATTGATGTTGCGGTGCGGTCTACCAAAGAGAGCGAATGAGATAGCGTCCAACATTGTGGACTTACCCGCACCATTCTGTCCTACAACCAACGTCGTTTTTGTAAGGTTGAGGCTGATCTCTGTAAACTTATCTCCTGTTGAAAGAAAGTTTTTATATTTAACTGATTTAAAAAGAATCATGCTATTTCTAAAGCCTGTGCTTCTGTCATTAGTTCGCGCATACTTACTTTAATACGATCTTTTTCAAGGTCGGTATCAACGCCATCAATATAGTCTTCAACTAATTGATATGTATCTTCTACGTTTAGTCCTTCGTCATCAACGTTTTCGCCAATGAACTCCTGGAAGTTTTCTGCAATTTTTAATTCGTGTATATCTCTACTTTGAATACGGTCAATAAATCTGTCAAAGAGGAATGCATCATTTTTATTAACAACCACCACTTTGACAAACTTCTTATCTAGATTTGTAATGTCATATGTATTATAATCTATTTTCTCGTCGTTGTAAACAATTTTTTCGAACAAAGTGTAATTATTTTTAATTTTTTCTATTTCTCTTGTTTCGGTATCAACAATATGAAAGTGTTTTGGATCTCCAGCATCCGACCAAAAGAATTCCATTTGGCTTCCAAGATACCAGATATTATCTTTGCGTGATGAACAGTGATAGTGACCAGTTAGAACTAATTCAAACTTTTCAAAGATCTTATGATTCATACCATGCAGATTTTGTACCCCGCGCATCATATCAAAACCGCCAAGTTCTAGATGTGCACCTAGCCAATCAGCTTTACATTCTTGTATGAAGTTCATAGACTGTTCGTAATTTTCTGGACATATCCAAGGGAGTAAAGCAATCTTAAGCGAACCATATTCCATAACTGTTGGTTCCATAACAATATGGATTTCATTCATATAATGACCTAGGCATTCTTTTAAAGAATTTAAGTCATTTGTATTTTTGTAGTACGTGTCATGGTTACCAGGAATAATATCCATAGTCATACCACGTTCTCTTAGTTCATTTAGAAAATGTTTACGGTTATGATTAAGTGCCTTAAAGTTTACAAACTTACGATGATCATAGTAGTCACCAAGATGTAAGATATGTTTGATGCCGCGTTTTTCGCATTCAGGAAAAAATACATTATCATAAAAGTCTGCAGAATTATTTAAAAAAATCTCAGAGGAATTCCTAATACCACAATGGGTATCATTCAATATAGCTAATTTCATTCAATAAACTCACTTAGATCAGAATCTACTTTGATTGTTCTTTTCTTTTTTTCTTTCTTGGCAAATTCTTTAATTACTTCATCTTGGGATCTTACTTTGTCAATTCTTCCCCGTAGGGTATCAACAAAGGCGTCAACAACATTTTGACTTGCTGCATCACCTAATTCATTATCTATAAAGTTTTCAATACCAGATTGTGTTAGGTATTTAATTTTTACGTCTTGTTGTTTCTTTTCCTTTGCAATTCTTCGAAGGAAAGCAAACCATGAAATTTGTGTAAAGTACGCAAAGGCATTCGGTTTACCTGTTCGTGTTGCTGCTTCAAGGTTGTAATTACTAATTGCTTTTAAGCAGTTTTCAACTGCATCCATAACCATTTCTTCACGATAGGTATATCGAATAAAGTTTGCCTTGTGTGAAAGTCCTTCTGCAATACGAAGGAAACACTGAGCTACGTAGTCTGGTACTTTTGGTACGGTTGTATTAGATTTTTTAGCTTCTTCTACCAAGGTAACATAATCAACAACGGCTTGGGAGAAGTCTGCATTATTTACATAATGAATACTTTTTCTTTGAGTTCGAGCCATGATCAAATCCTTTCATCTTGTATATTATACCGCAGTGACTCCGGGTTGTATACCATTTTATTTCGTTTTTAAACGAAAATTTAATGGATTTACAAACAAACGTTTCTATGGTATAATTAGTATAACGATTCAGGAGGGAAAGATTACCCACCGTCTTTCGTTTTATATTGCCATTCGTCAGTATGCCCAACAGACCATTTCGGTTCTATTTCTACCGAATAGTTTTGGGTGCATACTTTAAAATCTGGCTGTTTTAAACTTTCAGGCGTAAGACTCGAGTCTCGCCAAATTATTCTATTATTAGGTTGTAAAGCAAATTGTCCATTATCCAATTTTATTACATTAAAGCTTTTATGTTCTGGATCATGTTCACTAAAGTTAATATCCAATATGGATTTATCCGGGTGAGCATTGTCTATTGTAAAAAGATATTCACCGGCGTGCATTTTTTTATCTTTACCGAAAAACTCACACCGACTTAGCAAAGGTTTACTTGTAACAGTTAAATGATAATCGAAGCAATCCCATAGCTGTAAAACATCTAACGGAAGTAAATCCCCGTGTTCGGTTTTCCAAACAAAAGCACTGATTGGTAACTTATCGAAAAGTGCACCATAGTCTGTAAGTAGTGTTTCGAAATAAAGTGCTTTATATTGTACTGACTTAACAGATATCCAAACACCTGGAGTAAACTCCCCATGACCATGTTCTAAATCATACAAATATTCTTTACGGACATATACTGGTACAGGCTCGAGAGGATGTACAAGGAATGACATTAATGCATAGTTCCTTTCGGCTTAAATTTAATAACATTAGTTGATTCACCAGAATCAAGCTCAAAGTCTTCAGGATTAAATAAATCGTCTTTATCTAAATATTGGCCAATAAATTCTTCAAATTCTTCTTCTGTCATATTTTCGGTTTGGTCTTGTATTTCGTCAAGGGGCATATCTCTCTTAGCTAATGCACTTTTAATTCTTTTAACTGTTCCACCATAATGTTTTGCAAGTTCATCTGAAGGTGATATTTCGCCAATAATGTGTGAAGAATTTAATGTCTGAAGAATGCTTGGATCATCAGTAAATCCCATCCAAGGTCTAAAAGCGTAGAATCTAACACCTCTTTTATGATCTTCAATAAGAATAATTCTCATAGCACCACGAATGACCATAGAAGAATTTTCTGGATCATCCCATTGTACAACTTCGCAGATTATTTCATCATCATTTGTTAACTTGAATTGTTTAATTGTCATTTTAAATCGACCTTATAAGTCTTATGGTTAAACTTTTCTTTTTCATAAATTTTTAATCTTTCCGAGGAATGCTGCAATGCAAAATTCTTTCTAGCTTTCCAACTTAGGTTATCAGTTAAATCATAAAGAGTAGTATCTTTTCCATCTTCACTTTTTCTTAAACCTCTTCCTATGCTTTGCAATACCCTAATTTGGGATTTACTTGGCGATGCAAATATGATATTATGTAAGTTCTTAATATTTATACCTGTTGAAAACGTACCAAGCGATGCTACAATAATCGCGTTTTTTTGTTTTTCAACTATACCACGTATAGCTTCTCTATCAGCTGTATCTGTTTCTCCAGATACAAAAAAGACTTTTCTATCTTCATCTGCTTTTTCGTCAATTAGGTCAAATAGTGGTTTACCATGTTTTTCTACATAATTAAAAAGAACAAGTGTGTTACCCTTTTGGTCTACTGCTAGGTTCCGAATGAATTTATTCCTGCCCACATGTGATACGATGTAGTCGATCTCATCCTGATATGTTCTCTTACCAAACTCTTGACGTACTTTCTCTGCATAGTCAAGTATGATTCGTTTAATTTCGAGCCTTGCAAGAGTATCGTCATCTTGTAATTCTCTTGTAGTGGTGACCTTAAAAGTTCTACCGAAGAGTCCTTGTAGGACCAGCTCATGTGTTTGAGTTCCATCTAATGTTCCTGTTGTTCCAAACCGATAAGATGCTTTAGTGCACTTATTCATAATTGTCATTAAAGACTTAGATTTAAATCCATGACACTCATCACCAAAGACAGCAACAAACTGTTCGAACCATGGTTTGGGTAATTTATAAATTGATTGCCAAGTTGAAATAACTATACGTTTATCTGTATTTTTATCTTTACCCGAATATATTCTATGGCAATTATTTTCTGCATCATATCCATAATCTTTAAAGTCTTGATATAACTGTTCTACCAAACTAGTAGTGGGAACAATAATTAAAATATTTCCAGACTGTTCAGTTTCAATCCATCTCATAAGCAAATAAATGATTAATGATTTACCTGATCCTGTAGGTGATAATAAGATTGCTCTTTTCTTTTCCAGGCCATGTTTTACAGCCACCCCTTGATAATCGCGAGGGTTAAAAGGAAGAAGAAGAGATTCACAAAAAGTAGCAATATCTCTACCATCTATTTTATCCTCTTCATATGGTAATCCATATTCGGTTTTAATTGGATTAATTATATAATCTCTGGACCTACTAAACTGTACCAGATGATGAATTAATCCTGCAGGAAGCTCGCCTGTATTTCTATTATACAAACGAATCTTTCCATCCCAAACCCTATTACGGTAAGCCGGCATAAATCTATATCCGGGAACATAAAAACTAAAAAACTCGTTTAGTTCTTGTGCAGTACCGCTTTCACATTGAATATGTAAGTTAGCGTGATTTAACTTCCGGACTGAAATTTTTTCCATTCGATCATATTCTTTATTGTCTGGTGTCTCCAAGTAATGTTACTTATAATCTCTGTAAGTGTATCAATTACTGCTTTATAGTACTGTATTTTTTCTTCGGACTTTTGGATTTCGGGATCACTGTCGTAGTAGTAATCCATTTCCCCTTTGAGTATTTTAAGACCATCGAATGGATCAGGATTCCATCCAAGTTCTTCAACTGTTTCTTGATCCATCTTACCATTATAGTATAGCCACTTTTGTTTCAGTAAAGTCTTTTGAGAAAATTCAGCACGCTTCATCTGTAATTTAACAGTTGATAATAATTCTAAATATTTTGCGTGAAGAATAGGTGCTTGACGTGACGATTCATCAAGTTTCATTTCATCAATCATACAGTCTTCTTTCCACATGTCGTGGATACTTTTCAAATCAATCATTATATACTCCAATAATAAAAATATTTATATCGCTTGTCTATTCACAGTAATCGATGGCGATCCGTCTACATTTGATGTATAGCTTGCACCTGATAGTTCAAAGTAAGTAAACCTAAATGATGCACCAAAAGAAATAAATGATTCACCGCCTGCAGTTGATTCAAATTGTATATCAGTTAGCGATACGGGTATACTATCTACATACTTAATTGTTTTAGTAGTATTATTATGACTTGACAAAATAGATAATGTAATATCAGACATAGCTGGTGGTTGATCGTTTGTTCTTTGTACTGGTGATACGTGCTCAACATCTAGGTTCCTTCTCATCCAGGAATACATTTCATCATATGCTTTCATATCTTCATCTAGAAGAATATTTGCTTGCATCTCATTGAATGTTAGTTTATCACCAATTAATGGAATTCCAGTTATTCTTTGATATGGTATTTCTACTGCATTCATAATCATACCAGGATGTGTAAAGCTTTGACAGAAAAATTCCAAATTAGGATAATTCTTTCTATCGATACTTAACTTAAACGAGGTAGGTTGTAAGTAATTAAAATTTTCTGTTAAGTTTGCCATATCACTATTTATACAAGTTTAAACAAAAAAAAGGGTGGCCGAAGCCACCCTGAAAAGTTTATTAAC